AGCGTATTTTGCTGTTCTGCTTCTGTTTTGCTCTGCACGTTGTGGTGTCATCATGGATCTGGCTAACTTATCCAGTGCGCCACCCTTAACGCCACCGCTAAACATCATGCCTGTCTCAGGATTAATACTAGCCGCTGTACTGCGAAATGCAACTTCAGGAGCAATGCCTGTAAATTCGTTTTCAGCTTTTTCTCTAGCTGACACTAAGTTCGGGTTGTAAGGTGCATAAAGGGCGTTTCCTGAATCGCTTATTGTGTAGCCTTTATCCAGCAGAGCTTGCATGTTTTTATTTTTTTGGAAAAAGTTCTGGCTAGAGGGAACTGTCTTCTGGGTTTTTTGGTTTGTTCCAGAAAATACTTTATCAACAAAACCTTTTACTGTGCTAAAAAGACCACCGCCATCTCCTGGAGCTTCTCCTAAACTTTCTGCAAAGCCACCAGGGTCTCCTGCTGTGTCACCACCTTGATAACCTCCACCCATTGCCTGGGCTTGTCCTGGACTCATACCTAAGTCACTATATGCCATATTACGCTCCTTGCATGTTTGGCTTAGGCATCGCTGCGGTGACGCTACTTAACGCACCCATGTCACCCTTACCCATTCTCTGTCTAATGTCTTGCACCTTCTGCATGAGGTACTGGTTCATATCCAATCCACCTTGCATAGGGGAGCTTGCTGGTGGTTGAGGCATTGGCTGACCTTGTTGCATCATCATCGCTTGCTCTCTTGTCATACCAAATGCAGAAGGATTAATTGGCCTAATGGATTCTAAAATATCATTCGGTGACATTCTTAATAGCCTCCATTTGCATCTCCGCTTGGTTCTTCTCACGTTCTAATTGTATCTTAGAGGCGTTCTTCTCACGTTCAAGCTGTAATTCAGCCTCCAGCTTCTGTATCTTAGCCTGTAAGTCTTGCTGTGCCTTCATCTGATCGATTTGCATATCTTGCTGTGCCTCAGCTTGCTTGATTTGAATTGCTGACTGAGCCTTCGCCTGATCTGCCTCGATTTGTGACTGTGTCCTTGCCTTCAGTGCCTCAGCCTCAAGTTGTGCGAGTTGCTGTGCGTACTGTAGCGGATTGCCTTGCTGACCCTGTTGCTGTTGCATTGCCTGTTGCATTGCAGGGATTGGTTGCATTTGCGGAGCTTCCTGTACAACCTGAGCCGCTCTCTGGCTAATTAATCGATCCATCTCAGGATTAATATCCTCAAATTTAAACTCTGGGTCTCTAAAGTCTGGCAATACTGGCAACTGAACGCCCACACTTTCCTCCATGCGGATTCTGTAAAGTAACGCAATATGCTCTGCAATATGTGCAAGTAGTATCGGACCCATTGTCTGTTGAGCCGCTGGATTGCCAGCCAACGTCGGATCTTGCATGAATTGCATGTGAACTGCAATGTGCGAGTCGTGGTCTTGCTCGACAAAGGCTCGAATTGGCTTGCCGTACATGACGCTCATATTCTCGTCAATCGGGTCAAGCATGACAGCCTCTTCAGGTTTCTTTAAGACCTCGTCAATGTTGGGTATCCGTATTGCCTCGTACATTCTCTTAAATGCGGAGTACATGTCGTGGAGCTGTGGAGCCGCCTTCGCCATTTCCAAAATAGCCTGAGCCTGTGCAATACGCTGTGCCGTGGAAAAGATGTTGGGGTCGCTTACAGGAATAACATCGATACGCTCGTTGAAGTCTGCTGCAAAAACTTCTTCGCTACTGCCCGATAACGCAAATGTAAACGACTCGGGCAGGTTCTCGGCATTGAGATCAGCGAGCAATTTGAACTCCTGCCCCTGCGCGTAATGCAGTCTCTTGTGGATTGCGGAGAAAGCCTTAGAGCCTTGCTCAATAAGTGCTACTGTCGAACCCACAGGTGCATTAGGGTTTACATCCCCAACATTTAAATCCGCTGTGCTGGCAAATCTCTGTCCAGCCTGAACTATAAATCCAAGCAAGTTAAACAGTGACTGGCTTGGCTCCTTAAATGGCAGTGGCATAATCGCCTTGTTCACGTCGTCAACTGTCGAATCTAAATCAACAAACTCGCCTGGGTTAACCTCCAGCTCACCGCCATTCACACGGCCTCTTAACTTAAATCCACCTTGCATGTTTGAGAACGCGGCTGAATCTAGCAATGCGCGAAGTGATCCAGTGGCCGCCTTGCCAAGTCCACCGATGAGGTGGAATAAGCCAAATCCATAAAAACCAAGGCCAGGTAGGAACTTGTAAGACACAAACCAGTCACGTCGAAGTTTGCGCTCATCCTCCTCACGCCAGTTACGTCTTATGCTGACAATGGTGTCGCTGTCGTAGTCAATCGTGACAACGTAGGGCAACCCGACGACTGTATCCTCATCTTCATCCTCGTCAGTGTCATTGATCCCATTAAAAGTATCGTAGACGTGCATCTCAAGCAACGTCATCACTTTATCTTGTGCGTCATCGCCAAACTGATCTACACCCTCGATCTCACCGATTACATCACCTGACGGATCTGGATCGCCTCCCTGGTACTCAACTTGCAAGTAATAGCCAGATTGAACGTACCGATTGTAGTCGTTCTTCGGCATTCGGATAACTTGCGTGTATCGAGGTGAGGTATATAAATCCTTACTCTCTGGGGCGACAACGAAATCTTCTGCCTTGACAAACTGGGAACATTGCCTGTCCATATTTGCATCCCACCAAACTTTCTTGAAAGTCTGACCAACCAGGGGCAACTGGAATAGCATCTGATCTAAGTCGGGAAAGTATTCTGGCATTTCCTGCGTAATCTGGTAATTCATAAATTCCCGAACACGTCGAGCCTGTTCCTCAAGCTCCTCATTGGGATCACCCACAATGACAGTCTTAACAGGACCGCCACTTGGGTATAGCTCTGCGATTGCCTTTGCGTTAAACTGAGTTGCAGCTTCAGATATCATTGGGTGGACAACTGTGGACAAACCTCGTGTCGCACGCTCCTCTTCCGACTCATCCAGTCCACCGTCAGGATCTAGCGTCTGTAAGCCCTTCTTATATCGATCTTCCCACTCGGATCGAGCCTCTCGGTCATTCTCGTAATAGGAAATAAGTGTCTGGCCTTTTCGAGCCAGCTCATTGTCGTCAATAACTTCAGCGAGATTTGCGTCAAAATTACTTTCGTCTTCCGACACTTCGTCAAGCTCTGGATCTCCAATGAGAACTTCGTCGTTATCAATCTCTTCAACTTGTAAATCATCGAGGGGCGTTCCCTCGGCAAACGGTGCTAATTCTGTTTCAATAGGAATTGGTGACCTAGCCATACATTGTCATCCTTCTTTGCTCAGGGTACTCATCGTATTCTTCATCGTCAGAATGCGTCACAAACCAACCTTTTCTCAACCTTAACCAAGCCTGAGTGCATGTGTCAACAATGTCGTCATTGCCACCTGCTGGGAAGGCCGAACATATATCTATTAAATCCTTAGCCCACTTTCTATCTGAAGGAAAGAAAATTCTTCCGTCTTCTAGCAGTGCGGAACTTGCGTGCGCCCTGGCTTGCTTGTCTCGATCTGGGGAATACTCAAGCACTGGAATGCCAGCCATGCGTAAATCTTGCAGTAGAGATTGACCTGATGCCTTCTTCTCGATCAGCACTGCGTCAGGCTCCCAATCTTCGTAAGCCTCCTGAGCAATTCGTCTTAGGTCAGGATAGCTGACCCTATCGTACCACATCTCCAAGACAATCACGCTCATCAATCCCCTGTGCTTAAATACACCCCAAGTTGTTCGAGCTGAGTAGTCAGCGGATTCTTTTGTGCTGAACGCTGTATCCCAAGACTGAATAACATACTCAATGTCTGGCAAGTCTTGTTTCTCCCAGGGAACCCACCACTCGGCCTTTAAAATACCGCCACCCTTGGGTGCAGGTCTCTGTTGGAGCTGACCAGCACTGGCGTAGCTTCCAAGTGACCTCTCCAAGTTACCCAACGTCTTTTCATCGACACGTTCAGGCCAGAGCAGCTCACCCTCGGAAGTTCTGGGATCTGTAAAGCCTAGAGATGATTTGCTTGGCGTTGGGTGACCTATCTCGTATCGAGCTGGTAACATTAGGTGATCCCACT